TGTACCCTCAGAAGATACAGCTTTTTTTATGTGATTCCGTTGCGATTCGAACGCAAGACCCACGCCTTAGAAGGGCTACAAGTACAATCACTTTTTATAACTGATTTACAAGCAATTATCACGCATGTCAAAAAAAACGCCGACAAACCCTTTGACAAACCCTAGATTGTCATTGGCTATCGCATTGCGATTAATATTTTAATTCACGACAAAATTAAAGAGGAAAAAGACAATATGAACGCCTTCCCCCTCTTTAATTACAGTTATTTAACCAAACAAGAAATATCCTCGTTATTTTTCAACTTATCAAGATATAACAGGACTCATTTTCATATCAACATTAATGCTTCCTGTAATCCTGCTTCAAGTGCTTCCTCGTAGGTATTATAACGGATAATAGGCCTGTCAGACAATCCTATCAAGTCATGTCTCGGAATTGTCAGTATATCATACGTCCAATAGTTTTCATACATATAGGATATTTCGATATGCAGGTTCTTGGTTTCACGTAGCCACTTTTGTGCAACGGATTGAGTAGGATGGGAACATACTTTTATTGGTAACTCGCTATTTGTTCTATTAGTACCATATTGTCTACCATCTTCAATATTCATAGCAATCATACATGGTTCATTAAACCCTTTCTCTTTCAGCAACTTCGCTGTTTCTAATGTTACAAGTTCTTCGGTCATAACTATTTTATTTTAGGTTTTTCATTGTACTCTTTGGCGTTTTTAGCTTTTTCACACGCTTGTCTTTTCATAGCTGTAGGACAATCACAATTCCCACATCTACCATTATACCAACAACAATATTCACACTGGTGCATCGTTCATTTCTGTTCCGTTAAGAATATTTCTTTTTCATTCCCTCAATCCAATTAAGATACCATTCACGAGCTTTTTCTTTCGATTTTTCTTCATCTTCAATCCCCTCGTAAAATTCATCTTCTTTCCCGAATGGGTCTAATTCGATAAAATCCTCTGTCTGACAAAATGGACATGGAACATCGTCGATAGGCTCATACAGATTGCCGTTTTCATCGCATCTGTCAAGGTCATAAAGTTTCCCATCAATGCAGCAAGCATCAGGGTAATGTGCACCCCAATAGGGAAACTGGGGACATGGTTTCTTAGTTTCATTCATATTTGTTCCGTTATTAGTTAATTGGCAGTTTCATAAAGCACATCCATATTGTCATACTCTGTCTTCCGGTAGTATGTCCGAAAAGAGGTTTGAACGGGATAACAGACAAAACTTCCGCAGCTTTTATCTCACTCTCATTCCATTTGAATACAAGAGTGCCGTAAGGCTTCAAGACGCGCATACATTCATCAAAACCGCTTTTTATCATTTCTTGCCAATTATCCGGAAGCCTACCATATTTCTTTGCCATCCATGATGTTTTGCCAAGTGTTTTCAAATGTGGCGGGTCAAACACGACCATGTAGAAAGAGCTATCCTCAAACGGCAAGTTGGTAAAATCGGCTATTATATCAGGTTTTACTTCTATAGTTCTGATTTTATCTCTGTCCTTGGCAGTTACTATTTCCGATCTCTTATCAACGAATAAGGCAAGAGGATTATGTTTGTCAAACCAAAACATCCTACTGCCGCAACAGGCATCTAATATAAGTTTTCCATTTTCCATTAAGCTATTTCTTTTGATTTCTTCAATCTCAACTTTCTCAATACTTTGCAAAGTGCTTCAGTATTTTTTCTCGCTTGTGTAACCTCCACCGCATTCCCGATAAATTTCTTTTGGTCAGCTTGTGTGCCTATTAAAACATAATCTTCAGGGAATCCCATAATCTTTTTGAGTTCCGGAATGCGAAGCATCCGCATTTTAATATCCACTATGCCATACAGTGCCATGAACTCCTTTATCTTCACGGTCATAGGACTATCATTGTCGTAGATTTCAATCGCTACCTGACCGCTTTCTGTTGCTACCAGATAGGGCGGCATCTTATCCATGCGGGCTATTAATGTGAAGCAGGGGCTATCAACAGAGCCGCCAGCACTGTTGAACTGTGGATTCATCAGATAGTGCCATTTCCTGTTTGCGGTAATGGTCTGGGAGGGTTCCTCTATACTGCTACCTACATTTGAGAATGCAGTATTCATTATCCACGGCTGGCATGTTACCAAGTTTTGTTTCGGTGTTGTGGTAACAGCGGGGCATGGCGAGTTTATATCAGACACCTGACCACCTCCAGAATATTGATTCATAAAAAATGGAGATACAAGGGAAAGTCTGTCTTTAGTCAGAAGTGTAGGACAAGGCTGATTAATATCCTTTCCTGTATCCTTAAAGTTATAAGAACACATAAATCGGCTTTCAATTAAAGCCATCCTGTCCTTCGTTGTGACCGTTGGAGCTGGAAGGTCTACCGAATGATTATGTCCATTTCCATAATAAGCAGAAACAAAAACATGGTGGTCTTTGCAGGTGATTGCACCTGCCGGTTCTTCTACAGACACATTCTTGCTTTCGGGATGTCCGCTGAACTGTTTGGAGAGGAAACTTACCTGTACCTTTGCAAAGCGGTTTTCAGTAGTCAACACTCCGCATGGTTCATCAACTGATTTGCATGTGTCTTGAGGGCGAACCGTATTGTAACGGGAAAGGAAAGCATCCTTTCCTCCGGCTACAAACTTGATAAGTCCAGCATAGATACGTTCAAGCGTTTTCTCTGCAAGAGGCTTTTCCCTGAAAATGGTAGTTCCTTCATCAGAGAAATCAAGCACATCTTTTACCGGCTTCCACTTCTCCAGCCGCGAGAACATATCTTGCCTACCACCTTTACAGTGGGTCGGTTCTGGGAATACTATCGGCAAGTTCTTTTTAGCAAAGATGCCGAAGAAGCGTTTTCTTGTGGTGTAGGCACCGAAGTCGGCAGCATTTAAGATGCGGTGCTCAAAGTTGTAACCGTACTTCTTGACATTGCGCACCCACTTTTGATAAAGCCGGCCTTTGTCCATGCTAATAGGTTTCCCATTCTCATCCATATCTCCCCATGACATAAACTCTTCTACATTTTCAATCTGAATGTAGTCAGGGTCTATAACATCAATATAACGGAAGAGATGTTCTGCCAACGTTCGGCTGTCGGCATCTCTCGGCTGACCGCCTTTGGCTTTCGAGAAGTTGGTACACTCCAAAGAAGCATGAAGCATTATCATGGCATCAGGGTATAGCTGACGGATACGTTCTACAATAGTGCTTATCGGGGAAAGTTCCAGTGTACGGATATCCTCAATAAAGTGAAGTGCATCAGGGATATTGGCATCATGTGAAAGGATGGCATTCTTGTCATGGTTCACACAGCAAACAACCTTTCCACATCTATTTCCATCCAATCGTGCTTCTTCCACACCTTCGGACAAACCGCCGGCACCACAAAAAAGGTCTATTACGAACAATTCGATATCGGACAGACCTTCTAAACTCCTTAGTATTTCTTTTAATGATTTCATAATTTTTCCTTTCTAAACAGATGGTTAAACGCATTATCCAAATCCAAGTCCAGATTCAGTTTGGACGGGTTCTGAATTATTTTTTCCGTTGAATTTTCTTTGCCATCTGTCGCAACTGTCTGGCCTTATCTAGCGAACGTATGCCTCTACAATTGTCTTCAATTATTAAGGCCGCTTCTTTTAACAGTCTGAGCAATCGTACTGTATCTGTCTTACATATTTCCATTATTCGCTTGCTATAATGATTACCACCTTATTCTTGACATCAAACCTGTAAACAGGTAATGGTACGGATGTTCGGACATATTCCTTGTTTTCAGATTTCATATAATATCGGGAAAATTCCACAGAAGCCTCTTCCCTGTTCACCGCTATTATCGAGATATAGTTATCTTCGTCTATTTTAAAGCGATAATAATCCATGCCTGCTTGTTTTATAATATCATTGGCCTCCCTGTACCTGGATATGCTCAACCGGCTGAATGGGAGCGAATGAAGTGATATCATCTGATCAATAGCTAACTTTGTACTGTCATACAGGTTTATCCCGTCTTCAGGTATTGTATAAATCTGCAAATTCAAGCTGTCGGCCTGTTTATCCGCACCTATAAGAAGATTATTAATCCAACGACTGATATTGACGCCTTTTGCTTTCTGACTCTCTATCATCTGCGCCACATCCGGAGTCGGTCTAAAATTGATTATTTCTGCCATATATTAAATGTATTACGATTATTACATAACACAAATTAATATGACAACTGTAATACAATGGTTATCCAAATTCCAAAATATACACCAATATTGTCAGTCTTCATGCCCTTCCTCTCCTTCTTCATCGACAGTCGGATCAGGCAAGTTTCTGTACCTTGCATTGAGCTGGGCTATCTTCTGCTCCGCTGAGAGATCTCGTTTTGCGTTTTCTTTAAAGTCTACGGACGAAAGAGACGGCATGGCATATTTGATAATTCGGGAAACAGCAAGCACTTTATCACTAGGATCATCAATAGCCTCTATTATCTCCCCCATACTCTCAATAAACGGAGCCAGTTGTTCCATAAGCTTGTTTCGATAATGACGGACAGTCCTGTATCCTTTTTTAACTCCCCCCACCTTTGGATGTCCTATTGTAAATTTACCATTTTCATCATGAAGAGGCTTTGTGTTTTCCTTAGTGCAAAGATGCAATAATTCCGGACGGGCAAACATGGTAATCCCATTGTCAAGTTCCACGCATATATTATCGTCCGACTCAACTTTGACAACCGTGCCTTTCCATGAGGTTCCATCAAGAGCCACCTTGTCCCCTTCCTTATACAATATACTTCCGTCTTGCATTATATCAACATGATACAAATGTAACTGATTACTTTTGATATTAAATAATAAAGTGCAATTTACGATTTATGGGACTTTTATCCAGTGTTCTAGGCGGCAATAAAGCCTATAAGGAATCAATCAAAGATCTTCAAAAGGCGAAGGATCTTGAAATGAACTATTATCAGGAACAGGCTTACGCTGATCCTCTTCAGGACAGTGCGAATCAGGCGGCTCTGCGTCAAGCCAGAGAACTGCTGATGGCAAACAACAAACGGACAGCAGGAAGCGCCGCTGTAACAGGTGCTACAGATGAGAGCGTTGCTTTGCAGAAGCAGGGAGCCAACCAGTCACTTGAAAATATTACGGCCGGAATAGCCTCAACCGCCACTGCCAAAAAAGATCAGGCCATGAAAAATTATCTGGATGCAAACCGATCATATACGGAGGCTATCAATAATGTGAAACAACAACAGGCGCAACAGGAATCATCGGCATTAGGAGGTCTTCTCAATACAGGTATAACGGCTGCGGCCACTGTTTTCGGTGGCCCCATAGGCGGTGCTGTAGCCAGTCAAATCACTAAAAAGAAATAGCAGGTATGGCAGTTACGGACAGATATACCAATTATCAAAAAAGAAAAGAAGCTGCCGGCATTGTCAATCCGGAGGAAGAGCGGCAGATCCATGATGAGTCTGTGGCGAGACAAGCTGAGGAAAACGCACGGGAACAATTACCGCTACGTCCCACGGTGGCTGTTCAAAAACCTGCGACGAGTGTATCTACATCCAACACCGTTCAAGAACGGGAAAATGCGGACAAGCTTCCCGTCCAGCTTCCCGGAACAGAAAAGCCGTGGCAGGAAATGAGCGCACAGGAAGCCTATGCGGCTCATCCTCAATTGTCACCGGCCGCATACCTGTCAGGAGTGGCTTCTTATCGCAAGCAAAAAGGACAAGAGGGATTATCTTACACCGAACTTGCAGAAGCCTTGAGAGGAAGGGACCCGTTACAAAGCGAGGAGGACAGGATTAACGCCGAAAGACGTTTACGTGCCGCCGAGAGCATCAATGCTGTAGGAAGTGTTCTGGCCAATCTGGTGAATGTGGTAAGGACACGAAGAGGCAATCCGTCAATGAATCTTTCAGGAGCCGGACGTGAAGGCCAAGCACGTATTGACAGAATACGCCAATACAGGGACAATCTGTCACATCAGAATTATCAGGACTATATCGGAGCGATCGCACGTGACAGGGCCGAGCAAGCGAGAATAGATGTAGAGAAGGCCCGTCAAGACCGATGGAAGGCACAACAAGCAGCAGCAGAACGGGAATACAACTGGAACACATATAAGTTTGAAACCGAGCAGGCTGCAAAAGCGGCAGAATCCAAACGTAAGGCGGAAGAAAACGCCGCTAAACAGGCGGAAATCGAAAGACATAATAAAGCCACAGAGGGAATCAGTCTAATGAGAATAGATAATGATTCTCAAAAGCAAAATGGCAAAAAAAATAAATATCCTTCATATCGCATAAGTGGGAAAAAAGGCTTTTCCGGCAGTACAAGAGCCTATAACCTGAATAAAAATGAAGATGTCGCACTAATGTATAACGATTTGGAAAAAACATTTGGCCTTGAAGCGGATAAACGCCCCAAATCCATAAAAGGCATGAGAGATTATATTCTCTCCATTTATGGGAAACAGCAAAAAGTGGAAAGCGGAGAAGCGTTCAATCCCTCTTCAAAACCGGAAAACAAATCATGGTCATTGAAGGGGAATAATAGTTGGTCACTAAAATAACATGAATCATGCAAGATAATAATACAGCCAGAAAGAAAGTATATGACGTATTAAGGGATAAAACCGGATACTCTGACTCATATGAGGATTTTAACAAATTCATGGATGAAAATGAGGAAGCCAGAAAGAAAGTATATGACGTATTAAAGGATAAGACCGGATACTCTGACTCATATGAGGACTTTAATCAATTCATGCAACCTGTTGATTCCTCTGTACAAATACAGCAACCTAACAACACCCCTCAAACTCCAAAGTCTGATTACTTTCAAACAGGCAACGGATATGACCCTGTTTCAAGAACATATTCAGGTGGTGTCGGAACACAAACGGAAGCGGATTCAATCTTTGATGCGAGACAGAAAGAGTTCAAGGAGAAGAATGCAGCTCCTCATTCCTATGGCACGGATGCTCCCGGATTACGTGAACAAGTAAGAACAGCCTCTGAGAAGGACAGAAGTCCACAGTTTTATGATTTTGTCAATGATACAGAAAGCATACAACCTGCAAGCCCTTATTCCGTATGGGAACAGCAGAACAAGAAGATTGAAGAGAAACTGATCCGACAACAGAAAGAAACTCCAGCAGGAAAACCCAAAGTGTCTGATCTCACTAAGGAAGTGAGATCAGACTATGGCAATGAATACATTGCAGGTGAAAGCGGCACCGCCCTGTATGGACACATGAATGAAGTACGTGAGAAAGAGAAATGGCAGGAAAAGCAGCAGCGTGAAGAACAAATGCAGAATGCGGAGAAATCCAGAATTGAGCAAATACGCATAGAAGAAGAAAGCCGCCTGGACAAGGAATATACCCCGCGTTCCATATCGTCCATGAATGATGTATATAACAACTATCGTGACAGGTTTGCCCTGACAGAAAGAGGAAGACAGCTTTCGGAAGAAATGGTCGGAATACAGAAGGAGATTCAAGACAAATATGCCAACCAGTTTCTTGCCTCAGACGAATACAGGAAGCTGTCACAACAATATAAAGGGAACAAACTTAACCAAAAAGCAAACGAAGCGTTTCAGAAGACCTACGGAGAGGTCATTAGCAAGGAGTTAGAACCATATCAGGACATATACAATAAAGAGATAACCTCACGTTATGGTACGGACATGAAACGTGACCTTGCCAGATTTGCCAAAAAGAGCGTAGGCTCCCATCTTAACACCCTGACCAATGAAGTAAACAAAGACCTTGATGACATAGAGGAAAAGATTACCAAACAAAAGAAAATACTAAGAAACGATTCCGGTAATGCGATGGTGAATGCCAGAATGAATACAAGGGAAGATCCTACATTAGCACAGTACCGAGGAGAAAGGACTTATCTGGAAGGGGCGAAAGACCTTATTGATGAATCGAACAATATTATAGAGGAAGCCGGGAAGAAAGGAAAAACAAACTTTTTTAGCGGTCTAGCGCGTGGTTTCGCCGATACCGCATTTGATCCCAAACAATGGACTTTAGGCATATCCGACATGATAGGCGGCATCCGTCTGAAAAATGTGGTGGAGAAAGCGGATAAAGGAGAAAAGCTCTCACCTTCTGAAGAGAAGTTGCTTGACGCCGCTGTCACCAACATGGCGGTCAACGCCTATTATTCCTCCGATTTGGGAAGAGGATACAAGGCTGGACAAACCACAGGAGCCAGTATCCCGTTCATGCTGGAATTCGCCATAAACCCGATATCGGCGGCAGGTGAGGGAATAGCCAAAAGCATTCTAAAATACGGTATGAAGAAATTCGGCGCGTCCGCCATGAAAAAAGGAATGTCAAAAATGGGGGCACGTCTTGCCGGAGACGCTTTGGCCGCAGCAGGAATGGAAGGAACAACAGGACTGGCGCGTGTCACCGCAGGAGCACAAGACAGAATGATGGGGAATATTCTGTTTGATGTTGACAAGGATGGAAACTTGACTTATGGAGGACGTGAAGGAGGAATGGATATGGGTAAAGCCATCGGCAAATCAATCGCTTCCACTTTTCTTGAGAACCAATCCGAGATGATTTTCAACGCATTCAAAGGACTGGGCAAAGGAATATGGAAGAATGTGGAAGAGACCGTTCCCGGTGGCGCAAGTGAATTCATGAAATATATAACGAACAGCAGGGCCGGTAAGCTATACAGGGAGATAAAGGACAACCCTACTTTCAAAGAAGCCGCAAAAAAAGCGCAGTTCCACGGGCTACCCGAAGAATATATGGAAGAGGTGTATAATAATCTTGCAAATGTCCCGTTAGGTGAAATGACCTTGGAAGAAGCCACAGACCTTGACAACAATATAGACACATTCCTTGGACTGGCTCCCACTTCCGTCGCTTTCGGCTTATTAGGACTTGGAAGCATGGGGGCTGAAAGGGTAAGACACCGCCAGAAGATGAATGCGGCTTTCGGAAACATGACCAAAGAACAACAGGAGAAACTGTCCGAACTGGAACGTATGTCAAAAGAACGTGGCAATGACGACATAAGGATTTTCATCAAAGAAACCATGAATGACGGTAGCCTCAGCAAGGAAGAGAAAAAGGCCGAGATAGAATATGCGTTTAACATTGCGAAGAACAATGCCATGGAGGACATTGCAGGAGAGCAGACCCGTGAGGAGTCCGAAAAGCGCACGGCAGCACAAAAAGAGGGAACGGATATCTATATAACTCATGATCCAGTAGCCATGCGCACGACAGTACTCCGTGAGGAAGTTTCCCGTGAACGCCTTTCATCCGTACTGGATGATGAAGCCATAGATGCGCTTGCCGATGCCAATGACGCCCAACGTGCGGAAATGCTGGATGTCATGGACGAAGAGACCAAACGTCTGGCTACGGACTACCTACGGCAGAAAGACCGTCATGACGCAGTTGAGGACGCATTGGATGAGGCTCATGCTTCCGAATATGAACAGGCGGCTGTCAAAGTCCAGCAAATGTCTCCCCAAGGACAAGTTGTCACTATTCCGTTAGGAAGATTCGGAGACAAGGAGCACAGTTACGGAGTTGTCATAAATGGTATAGATGCCACTGGGCAACCCGGAGAAACAGGCACACTCATGGTAGTGCCATTGGAAAACGGTCCAGAAGGTCCGATATTCGCCTCATTTGATGAGAATAATGCCAAGACTGTAAGAATCAATGCAGACACAGAGATCTCAATGGTCGGACGGGATCAAGTTCTTGAACAAATGCTTGGCGCATACAACGCCGATGCCGCAATCATGGAAGCACAGCCCATATCCGCAGGACAGACATTCAGCATAGCGGATGATAATGGCACAGTGACCGGCATTTCTGTTGTTGGTCAGGATACAATGGGCAATTGGTCCGTACTCATGGAAGGAAGTCGGGAGCCGGTTTCTGTCAGCGATGAACAACTCCGGGCCATGAAAGACAATGTGGACAAAGCCGGAATACGGACTGAATACGCACAAGAGGATGAAAATAGAAGACAGGAAGAGTTAATTCGGAAATTCAGTCCGGAAGTACTTGCATTACAACCCGAAAAAGGTGACAAGATATATACAGGAGGCAAAGAGATAGTACTTGATGAGGAAGTTCCCGGCGGATGGTCCGGGAAGATCATAGACAACAACGGTAATGAAACAGGTTCCGTACTCGTGACAGAAGAGCAATATTTCAAATACAAACAGTCGCTATTTGACGCACAAAGAAAAGATGATGCGGAAGCGGCTCCGGAAATCGGCGCCTCCTATATCACTCCAGAAGGAGAAAGTATGACCATTATCGGTTTTGATGAGGAAATCGGAGGTATGTTTGTCGTTCCAACCGATGAGTACAATGAGGTCAAAAGCGATGAGGTATCAATGAATATATTGGAAAATGAAGCATACCAGTTAGGTGCGGTTCCCGTCCAAGAGTACACCGATTGGGTGAAAAAATCCAAGAGTTCAACAAATGAAACCGCTCCTGAAGGAAAAGAGATGGGAAACCAACCATTGCAGGAAAGCACAGAGAGTCCGACTTACGAAAAATCCGAACTGGACAAACTTATATCCTCCTTTCCTAAAAAGAAGGACGGAAGCATTGATTATGAATCTCTGACGCCACAGCAGTCATTCCAATACACAAATCTGACAGAATCACTTGAAACCGCTCTGGATGACTTGAGAAAGGATATAGAGGCGAGTGATGCACAGATAGCTAAATTGAATGAATCCCTGTCATCCGCCACACGGGGAAAAAGAAATGAGATAAGGGACGCTATTAGAGAAGCAAAAGCGGAGAATGAAGAAATAAAGAATTTCTACAACTCTGTCATACCCATAACAGAAACTAATAATAACCAAACAAATGGAATATCAGAAAGCAGTAAGACTGGCACGAATGGAAATGACACAAATGAGCCCGTACCAGTTTCAGAAACAAGCGAACAAGGCAAAGAAAGAGGAACTGAGAAGAGACCCGAAGCTAAGGGAACAGGTGAAGAACGCATGGGACCAGAGGGAATTCCGAACACTGGCAGGAAAAATAGTATTCAGAAGCCTGCTGCGAAAATATCTGAGTCAATAACGGATACGGAGCTTCCGGAAAATCCTCTTGTTCAGGAAATTCTGTCACGTACCGAGCCGGAAACTTTGGAAGAGCTTGCATCCTTGGTACTGGGAAAATCCCTGTTCCTGCAAATGACAGGAGAAAGAAGTGTCAGAAACATGACTGGCTTAAGTCACAAAGACCTGACGCCATTTCTTTCCATCTTCAGAAAAAAAGAGAAGGGGGGTATAACCGTAGAAGAAGCCGGAGACAGACTGATAAGCATCGCCCATGAAAGTTATCCGGCAATAGTGGCGAAAGAAGGACTGGAAAATGACAATACCGGCATGGCCGGCACAAACGCGATCCTATCCGTTCTACAACAAAGCCGAACTTTTGGTGATATCAGCAATATGATAAGAAACAACAGAACCGCAGAAGCGCAACGCGCCATAGATGCGGAAAAAGAATATGAGGATGAACTGAAAGAACAATTCTACCAAGAACAATACCACATGTCTCCGGATGAATATGAAGCATGGGTTAATGATGAGGCTTTTTCTGAATCAAATGTCTATTCGAATGAAGAAAAGTCTGAATTTTATAATACATTTGCCGATAAAATAATAAAGCAACAAGAATATGACAACAGAAGAGAGAATCCAACTGACGAAGGAATCGGAACGCGTAAAAGCGATGAGCAAGGAGGAATATTTGGCATACGCGAAAGAGGCGATGCGGTTCTGCAAGGAGAAAAACCTGTTCATGCCGTCGGAACTGAAGGATATCAAGAAAAATCCGGACAAATGGAAGGACAGACTGATGAAGGACTGCATCCTCAGAATGACAATGTACAAGATAACACATCCACAAACAAACTCCTAGACCATATCGCGGAAGCACGCAAAATGGTCGACACCTCTCCTACTGAAGCGCAGAAGGAAGCTGGGAACTATAAGAAAGGTCACATTAAACTTGATGGATATGATATTACCATAGAAAATCCGAAAGGATCCGTCCGTAGCGGAAAGGATGCCAACGGGCAGGAATGGAGCATTACCATGAACAACGACTACGGCTATATCCGTGGCACGAAAGCCGTGGACGGTGACCATACAGACATCTTCCTGTCAGACAATCCGTCCGAAGGAAATGTGTTTGTAGTAGACCAGCTCAATGAAAAGGGTGAATTTGACGAAAGTAAGGTAATGTACGGTTTTCCGTCTATGGATGAAGCACGTTCCTCTTATCTTGCAAACTATTCTCCCGGTTGGGAGAACCGAATAAGTACCATTACAGAAGTAACGAAGGATGAGTTCTATAAATGGATTGATTCTTCTGTAAAAAAGACAAAGCCATTCTCTGAATACAAGAGCGTGAATCCTGTGCAACTTGCACCTTCCATAGAATCCGCCAATGCGGACAGAATGAAGGACATAGAAACAAGACTAGCCGAAATAGAGGACAGGAAGATAGAACTGGAGGATATTCTGGTAGAAGCCGGAAATGACTCCGTTGAGAGAGACGCTGTTTTCTCCGAGCAACAGGAACTGAACCAGGAACAGCAGGAACTTGAAGCCGAATATTCCGGCTTACGCGCAATGAATGACGAAAGCAATGAGATACTTACTTCCGAAGGCAGTGACATCCGGTTTCGCGAGGTTGGAAATGAGGAAATAAGTTCTTTCGCCAACAAGCACAACCTTGATGAAGCCGATGTAAAAAAGTACGCACAATCCATGAAAATGAAAAATCTGGGTGGCGCAAGTTATGCTTTCAAATCAATCAGCAGAAATGTGCGTCTCCAGAACTCCAACCTGTCATTAGGGCAATTCGTAAAAGTTTTTTCTCCGATCAAAAAAGAGCTGTATGAAAAATTCGGTGATGTGGATGCCTTGAGAGATGAATACGTGCAAGAGGAAATGAAAGCCCGTAACATGATGGAAGCCGCCCGTAAACGTGCAGAGGAAGAAGCCGAATCGGAAAAGAAGCGTCTAAAGGAATTTGAACTGATGACGGATAAAGAGATGGATGAGGCCTATTTAAAAGCTATGGAAGAAAATAATGAAGCCCGTATGCGTGACATCATAAACGAATCCGCACGAAGAAATGGTTATGTTTCCGCCGATGAATTCAGAATGGCACACCGCGCCCCCTCTTATGATGAGGAAGGTATTGATAAAAACATGGTTGACATTGCCGCAAACAAAGATCAGATACGCGAATCCTTAAATGAGCAGCTTCGCATGAACAAGGATCAATACAGAAATGAAAGTGTCGCCGCAATCAATGAAGCATTGTCTGCCATTGACAAAGGAGAAAAACCGACCGTTACCATCTATCGTGCCGTTCCAAAATCATTGAAAGAAGGAAAGGTAAGAAACGGTGACTGGGTTTCCCTGTCTGAATCCTATGTAAAAGTTCATGGAGAACATGCCTTAAACGGCAATTACAGAATTATGAAGGAAGAAGTACCAGCCGAAAATCTATATTGGGACGGAAATGATATCAACGAATGGGGATATGATGACAGGAGCGATTACCGCTACAAGAATACAAAAAACAACCGAAAACTGAATGACCTGATAACCCGTGACGACAAAGGTAATATTATTCCTCCTTCCAAGCGATTCAATGCAAGAAAAGCGGATGTAAGATATCGTTTTATTGGAGAGAAAGGCGCATCCCAACTGGATAAGGCAGAGGAAGCAACTACCCGCCTTGATAACCTGAATGTGGCACGAGAGATGGAATCCGCTTTCAATACGAAGAAAGAGCGCATTGAGAAGCTGCGGAAGAGTGAGCCGATAGAGATTACGGGTAAAGAGATAGAACCGAGCGATGACTTGAAACAGTACAAAAAAAATGCGTTGGAATATGGAAAGTCATTACGTGGAGAATATATCAATAAAGATACGGGAGCTATTATCTCTGTGACAGGAGGCAATAGTCGGGGAGGTATTCGTGAAATATTGCAGCATGATTATAAGGATGTAGAACATCTGCAATCTATCGCAGCCGTACCTCAGATTATTGAAAACTCCGTCTTCATTGAAGAACTTGCCAACGAAGATTTGGAGAAATATCCCGGTGTAAAATCATTCTCTTATTATGTATGTGGATTGAAAATAGCCGGTGTTGACTATACTGTGAAAGCTGTTATCGCCAATCAAAACAATGGAGAACGGTATTATGACCACAAACTGACTAACATAGAGAAAGGCAAATTACTATCCATTGCCCCAACAATACAAAAAGCTGGAATAGATGGTAACTCGCCTTTATCTGATGTCAAAGATAAGCGTTTGCTTTCGATTCTCCAAACAAATGAAAAAGAAAATGCTAGGAAAATCAAGCAGGCTACAGGTTGGGAACGTGGGGCTGACGGAAAATGGAGATATGAAGTGGAGGATTTCGAGATTGATCCGAAAGGACTTGCGCGAAAAAACAGACTTTGGTCCAACCTGTCATGGGGCAAAGAGTATGATGCGCTAAGCGACAAACTGTTTGATGGAGTAGAGCTGACGGAAGAAGAAGCAGCCCGTTTTGATGAATTATCAGAAAAGGCAGAAGAACTTCGCGCCACATACGAAGCGAACGACGTGCGTTATCTTGACGATTATGTGAAGGATGAGAATTTGTTTAAGACTTATCCGGAGTTGAAGCAGATACGCGTGGAGATATACAACGCCCCTACAAGCAATACGGGAGCGACTTATTATGGAAGCCAAAACTTGATACGTGTGAATGAGTTTGTTCTAGACAGGGCGGATTTCCGTAGTATCTTAGCGCATGAGGTACAGCATGCCGTACAATCAATTGAAGGATTCGCTCGTGGTGGAAACAGTATGACTTATAGAAAATACCTTGACGCATTAAAAGAAAAGCGCGATGCCTGGTCCATGATTGAAGAGTTTGCTGACAAGCGTGAGGAACTTGGAGAAGACGCTTCACAGATGGATGTTTATAATGCTTTGGTAAATGAATATCACTCAGATGGATTCGAGTTTGGGGATGGCTTTATCCCCAGCCGTAATGCTTTTGATAAGGGATTCAATCTTTGGGTGCGGGGTTATGATAAAGAAGGATATGAGGATGCTTATAATGAGTATCAATCTCTTATTGAAAAATTTGGACTTGGTGGAGAAAACGACAGATACAATGAACTATCAGGTGAAGTTGAAGCACGTAATGTACAATCCCGTATGAATATGACACCTGAGAAACGCCGCAATACTCTTGCTTCGGAAACGGAAGATGTAGCACGAGAAGACCAGATATTTATAAACGACGCTTTGGAGGCTTATGCTTCTGTGTCTGCTCCCATGAATACAGCAGTGAATGAACTTTCTGAGTCTCTTCATACACCTATAGAAAAAATCACTTCCGAAGACCAGCTACCACAAGGCGAGGCGCGCAGACGTATCGAATCAGGAGCCAATATCAAAGGATGGTACTCACCAAAGGAGAACAAGGTATATCTATATATGCCAAACACAACATCCGTGGAGGACGCACAGGCGACTATATTCCATGAGGTGGTGGCACATAAGGGATTGCGTGAGCTGTTCGGAAAGGACTTCGATACCTTCCTTGACAATGTATACAACAATGCCGCACCATCAATCAGACAGGCCATCAACCGGATGGCGGAAAATGAGAACATATCCATCCGTACAGCAACTGAAGAATATATGGCAGACCTGTCCGAACGCGGACCGGCTACCTTTGCGGAGCAGTCCTTGTGGACACGAATCAAAGCCTTCTTTATAGACATGCTCCGTAAAGCGAAAGTGAATCTGGGATTTGAACTGACGGACAATGAGCTGAGATACATCCTTTATGAAAGCCACAACAGACTGAAACAGTCAAACTATCCTGTTGATGTGGCAAAGGAAACCGTCATGCGTTCAAAACTGGGAATTGGTGAGTTCTCAGGCAGTTCACGTACCATCCCGTCTGTTCCTCAGGGAGAGACCTTGTTCCGTATTCCAGGAAAGGAAGAAAAGAAGGAGATTATTAAAAATCTGAAAGAAGAGATACGGGAATTGAAAAAGCAATTGGATCAGGCACGAAAAGGAAATAAAGAGGAATACGAGACTGCGTCAAGAGCCATGCTTTCCTTTATAGATCAAAGACTGACCAAGGAAGCGGGAGAAGAAATGGGGCCACATATGATAAAGTCACTGATTGCCCAAGTAAACAAGGCCGCATCAACAAATAAACTCAAGGAACCACTAAATCTTGTTGAAAAGTTGATAAACTATGCCCAATATGACAGTTCGGTGAAAAGGATGCAAAAAATGATAAAAACGAAGCTTTCCGGGCAGGATACAAGAGGCGTATCAAAAGGGATAGTTGTTGATGAGGCTACCAGACGTGTGTTTGACAGTATACGATCCGCTTACAAAGACCTGTTGCTAACAAGCGCTGACAGTGAACTCCGTGCCGTAAGAAGCGAAATTGTAAAACTGGGAAAACTCATAAAATCTGAGACATCCCCTGAAAGCATCACCATACTTACCGGTCAGCAGAATGAAATGAAAAGCCGAAGGGATAATCTATTAAAAGAAAGAGCCGAACTGCTGAAAACTAAAGAACTTGAATCCGTTGAAGAGATACGGAAGCGCCGGGAAGAGCTAGAGAATGCCATGGATGAAGCGGCGGAAGGAACAGGTGTGTTCACACAGACTATGGCCGATGAGTATGATTCTCTTTCCATACGCGAACTATTGGCCGAATCCAGAAAAATGAAACGAGATCTGGACAAACTGGAGGGCGATCTTGTGACCACCAGAAGAGCCGCCTACAACAACAAGGGTGAAGCACGAAAGTTTTATCTGCAGGAGGCTGAGAAAATAGCTGCACAGATACCCGTAGCGCAGGAAGAGTTAATAAGGATAACCGATAATGTGTACAATGAATTGAAAGAACTTGTTGATACCGGGAAAAGCCGCCTTGCCATGCTGAACAAGGAAAAAGCCGCGCACCGGGGAAGAATTATCAGCATGGGAATAAATGCCGTAAAAGATAAAAGAATAAAAGGTATAAACGAGAAAGAAACAAATATGGAAAAAACTGTGTCCATATTGCAAAGCATCGGTGACTTTATCGCCTATCCCATGTATAGTTTCGATTATCTGCTGAAAGCCATAGACAGGAACCACGCCATAGGAAAAGGCCCCTTATACGATTATTTCATGAAAAGCAGTCATGGAGTGGTGGAAGCCAACGATAGGATATATTTGGGGGTAAAGGCTTACAACAAAGAACTGGAAGAAAAAATAAAGGAACTGTTCGGAAAATCAATGGAAAATGTATTCAGGGATTCTCAAAAATCAGAAAAAAGGATTCACAAACAATATATGTACGACAGCAATTACCATAAGGAGGGCGACCTGTATGAGGCAAACCTAAACAAAGGGCAGGCGTTCTATGTATGGCTCACATGGAGACAGCCGGACGGAAAGATGAAGCTAGAGGCGGACGGATGGACGGAAGACAGCATGACCGAGATAGAATCCTTTATAGGCGATAAATACATGAAACTCGGAGAATGGATCACAGACGACTTCTTTCCAAGGCTACGAGAAGAAAGGTACAATCCGGTCCATGTAAGAATGACGGGAACCAGCATGGCTTCACGGGAGAATTATTTCCCTATGGTCATAGCCAAATCCGAAATCCGTGAAAAGGGGGAGCTGGGAGAAACAATCATCGGTATGCCAAGCACAATAACCGGAAACATAATCAACCGTACGATAAATACCCTGAAGGTGGACACTAGCAGAAACGCTTTTGATCTGATGCTAAAATACGGAAGAGATATGGAAACTTGGGCGGCAACGGCTGAGCTGCGCCAGGATCTTAATTTCCTGCGGGGAAGCAAGGCTTTCAAGAACTATATGGAGGCGAACCATAAAGGAATGTTTGATATCTTCATGAGAGCAGCGGAGGTGGCCGTACGGAGTTTCAACGACAAGCAGAAACAAGACTCGCTCAACAACGGACTAAACAAGATACTAAGGTATTGGGCAGGTTCCAATATCGCATTCAGACTCAACACCGCAATGAAGCAGGTGCTCTCCTATCCGGCATTTTCCGCATACAGCGGAAATCCGGGGTATCAGGCTGATTTGTTCAAATACATATTCACCCCGGCAGGAAACATGAAATGGGCGAAGGAGTATCTTCCTTCTTTTGAAGAACGGGTTGATACGGGAAATATGGGGATCGAAGCATTAAAGGATGAAAATGCATTCAAAAACAAGCTGGAGAAACTTACCAATGCAGGCATGTATCCCAACAAGCTTATTGATGCGCTGACATGTGCGGCCGGAGCGAGAGCCGTTTACAATTTTGAATATAAACGTGCGCAAAAAAGAGGTCTGGGCAATGAGGAAGCCGCCAATTTAGCCAAATACAACGCTGAAATAGCATTCAATGAAAGCCAGCAGAGTTCCAGCCCGGAAATGATGTCCCCCATGCAGGCAAGCGGCAATGTGTTCTACAAGGCGCTGACCACTTACCAAAGCAGCAACATAGGATACCAGCGGATGGGTATTGAGGGGCTTCTTGAAATGGCACGAGCAAAAAGGATATACAATCTGAACATTGAATCCGGAATGAATAAAGACGAAGCCCAAAGAACAATGATGGGCAGCTATCTTACCGGGCTGAGGAAAGCCACCTTCGGACTATTTGTAATGGGAGGCTTGTGGGCGGCAGGAGGATATGGTATTGCAGGAATCACAGCACCACTCATATCCAATATCTACGCCATATTCGGATACGGGGACGGGGATGAGGATTTATGGTTCACTGATGAACAATTGAAAAGCATATTTTTATCTGCTGCTTTAAGTTCCTTGGGAGGAACTTCCATTGGACAGTTTGTCAACGCCATATCACAAGGGAACAAATATGATCCTCTCTCATTCATTACAGAGATGTCAAATCTGATAAGCGAGGCGGTAAAAGACGGATTCAACCTGAATGTACAAAGGGAGCTGGCCGCCAAATTAGGGAAATTTGCCGGATTAAATGTAGAGACACTGGAAAACATTTATCTGGGAGCCGAATCCGCCATAAGGGAAGGACGCCCCGACCTTGTAGATTTTATGTTCCTAATCAACCTTCCCAAATCCCAACGAAAGGAAATGGCCGAGAAACTATACAAGGATATGGGACCTTATGAATATCTGAACAAGATGTATGAGGCTGGAAAACTGTTTAATGACTACAGAAAGAAACTGCCCTATTCAGACGGAACATCTAAAAGGAAAGACTCTGAAATAAAAAAGAAATACATCATCAACAACCTCAATGAAAAAGAGAAGGAAACTTTGAAAAATGAAAAAGAGTTCCTAAAACTCAAAAGAAAACATGACGAAGCCGAAGATAAAAAAGAATGGTTGGAAGAACATCCGGAATACCCAGATATGGAAAAAAAATACAAGAAACAGACTATCACTAAAAAAGTGAAAAAAGAAGTTGAAAAGGTGTATAGACAATAAAACGATAACATTAAAGGGTTACCAATAATGATAACCCTTTAATGTTTACTTATTTCTCCTGCTGTTCCAGCATTCTAGCAAAATTTATTGTCGGCAAGATAACAGGTTGCATTCCAGAAAGAGATGTCAATGTAGATATATATGCCCTAAAGTAGGGGAACAAAATGGCTGGCGCATTCGAATTTACAAAACTAGTTTTATTCTCTTCAGATATTTCAGAATCAAATTCAAACAAAGCTACCATGTTTGCACTGATTTTGAAATTGTTCGTTTCATCAGAAACACCAATATACATATTTATCCTATAAATATTATTTTCCTCTATATCACCTTTTCTCTCGATCTCTATTGACATTTTAGACAGAGGTTTATCAGGATCAAATTCTATACTAGCCTTATTTATCTTATATTCCTTTAAACGGAAACTTGCTACTTTTTCTGCCATAATCACGCTGCTAACAAATCTATAGTGTCAATATTTAAAAAAGAATCCATCTCACCAAAATCTAAATCTATACAATAAAGCAAATTGCCACTATCCACAATCGGAATATTGTCAAATAACACATTATGCATATCATTAGACTCGCAAGGCTCCGAAATAAGCAAATCCTCATCTGGGAACATGGCAAAGAAATCATTCCACATATCAGACTCCCACCTTATGTATTCATCATCTCTTCTTCTAATATTTTCCGGTGATATCTCAATTATATGAAATTCAGTTATACTGTCAAACGCATATTTGATAGAAATGCCCTTGAACATATTACTAAGTTTCTTTAATCGTTCAATGATAAAATCTTTTACTGCATCCATAATCAAATATATTTTGTAATTATCAAATCTCTGAATTTATCTATAGTATCTTGTATATTTACTACATCTTTATTTGTAACCAGATTTTTCGAATAATCAGCTTTTTTCCGTTCCTTTTTTAATTTACCAAGGCAAGTGTGAAACTCAACACAATCTAATGGTTTCGCTTGATGTATCTTATTTCCCAGCTCATTCCTGATATAAGCATGACTATCTTTTCCTCTTGAATTATTCTGTATATCTTCATAAAGATATCCAAATCTCACACATAATGAATATATAGATAATAAAAAAGCTGAATAATAAGCACAATGTATTGAAGAATTAAGTTTGCCATTATCCTTCAATAATACAAAAGCATCGTAATTCTCATCAGCTTTAGTCTTTAGATTAATCATAACAATAACAGAACCCTAAAAGTTCACCTTCAGTTTTAAAAATTCATCAAAAACCATTTGTTTTTTTGCAAAAATAGATATTTAATTTTTAATCTAAAAATAAGACTAACAATTAGATAGTAATTTAGATATGTTTCTAAATTATATTTCGATTCAAAATGTAAATCAAAATTCTTTCGTAATATTAGTTAGTAGATATCTAATTAGATGAATTTATTTTTTTAATTCATAAATAACAGAACTAATACAAAAGAAGATCCGTAGTAAGTGCTAGTTACAGATAAAGATATATTAAACGTCCCTCTTGGCAGAATAATCAATCATCTATAACATCTGGTACTTGTTACGTGATGCAAAGATGAAACTATTACGGCAAGTTTACAAAACCAACATTTTCAATGCAAAACTACAACCCAAAGTTACTGCTTTCTATTATAGTAATCAATAAGACGTGAATATGAATACTTTCCAATATACACTGCCAATCCAATAAAAACGAATTGCAGTAAAGTTCCTTCTTGTCCTACAAGAACCAAAATGCACGAAAATAAAGTCATAGATATAATTGATATAACTATAGAAATAATCAAAGACATAATTTTTTTATTCATAATATGTTAATTAAAAAAACTTTCCTTATTAATCTTTTCAGTAGACATGTTGCCGTTTTTGACTTTATGCAAAGTCAAAGAATAGGTAGGATAATTGATTCCATCATCATCCTTTTCAAATATAAAGTCAAAAGAATCTTTCCATTTGGATTTACTAAACGATACATTTTTCATAAATCCACCTGACGGCATACCACTCCCATTATATTTTTCTGAATTCCATGAATTTCCATACATTATTTTCACAATATATCTTCCTTCAGGTATTTGTCTCATCGTATACGAATTATCTTGTTTTACAAAAACATTCCTTATAATCTCCCCCGAAATGTTTTCCAATAAGACAACGGCATCTGTTGACGTGCTGTTTATCAATCTCAATTCGCTTAAGGAAATACTATCATACAGTCCTCTTCCATAAAATGATTTGAACGGAATATCACCTGTTGAGAAATGTCTTTCAATATACTCTGATGTCATATCCGTACCACTAGAATTGGTATTATCTGATTTTTGGTGCTGTTTAGGAATTTCCCGTTTAGATTTCTCAGAAAAATCGTATGACCATTGCTTAGGATAAACTTTTTTTTTATCTATGGAAGCTCCCATTTCATTCATATTAGACAAGGTTTTCCCCTCATTCGCACTTTTTATTTCGCGAGACCATTCTTTATCTATTTCATAATAAACCATATATATAATAACACATGCAATAATAAAAAACACAAATCTTATAAATGAATAAAAGTGTTTTTGAATAAAATTACCAGATTCATCCTCCTTATTTTTGTCTGTTGACTTATTTATATGGATTTTGCCTAATATTATTTTATTGCAAATAGATTCTAATTTAATAAGACCTTTAAAATTATAAGGAACGCCTTTTGCTTTAACTATCGCTATAGCCCTTTTTATTATTTCAGCAGAAATTACCTCGTTTGCAGCAGTTTCATTAAGATCTGAATAGATAGAGCTGTTTAATTCCAATTGCATTTTTATCCGAGAATACAAGGCCTCACTTTCACAATATCGTTTCAAGAAAGCATCTATATTTTTTCTATAAATATTCTTTCTTCTTTCAAATTCAGAGCCATTATCAGTTTCATTAATATTAATGCTCCCTTTAATAATGGCATCACATATTGCAGTAAGTTTTATTATATCTATTTGACTAAAAGAGGTATGCACATCTTTTATTGTCAATATAGCATTTTTAATAGCCAAAGCTCCACCTTTCACTGTTGGCTTTAATGGAGGATTGGAAAAGATTGTGGAATTAGAATCAAATGAACTTAAAATAACCCATTTTAAAGAACAGTTATCGCAATATTGATTCAATATATCCTTTGCATAGGATTTTATTTTAGGTACAATGATGCCATTCCAATATTTTTCTATTTCTTCTTCCCTCTTCCTTTTTGCTATCCGTTCTTTTTCTTCTTCAGCTTTTAGCCATCCATCATATAGCATCCTTCGGTTTGAAGACAATACTTCATAAGCCTTTCTCACCATCTGAAATTCATCGGGGGTTCCTCCTTTATCAGGATGGGATTCCAACACTCTTTTTCTATAGGCTGCCAATATCTCATCAATTTTAGCATCTCGGCTTACTTGAAGTATTTCATAGTAACTTTTCATACCACTCATTTATAACATATTCTACATTCTCTCCTACCCATACCCTTAGCTTGTTCAAGACTTACGGATTCTACATCTCCCGAACATCTGTCCAGCCCACGGCATTCGTCCGTCTTGTGATATACCCTGGCTTTCGGACCTGTACAAATATACACTTTAGCGGCATCACCGCATGATGTCATCCCCACCCCTACCGCAAAAAAAGGAAGCAGAAACAATGAGGCTATAACCAACCTTTTCATATACTTTATATTTTTTGCACAAAAATACGTATATAATTGTAATTTGCAATATAAATCACAAGATTTTACATTACCGATTATTTTTAATAAGATTGTTTTATATCTTTGTATACCTTTGTTATACCTGATTACTAATCATTATTGAACAGGAAGGGCGGCAATCTGGGAAAGACAGTTGCCCTTGTCACATATTAGATAAACATACACAAGACCAACCAGTGTGAAAACAAAAAAAGACGGTCCGAAACTATATCGGAACCGTCCAAATCCTGATGCACATCGCTATGTGCGATGCAAAGATACAAAATTCCATGCAAATATTTTACATTCATGAACAAATCGCTATATTTGTCTCGTCTTTAAATTTTAACACTATGAAGCAATCAATATTACTTACATTCATAATCCTATTCTTAGGTTCATGTGTCAGCAAAAGCAAATATGAAGATTTAGAAATGGAGAATTACAACCTTAGAGAAGAAGTGGACAGACTAAAAAACAAGAATACTGACCTGAACTCTACGATTCTGAACATGTCCCTACAAATAGAAGAACTACAGGAAAGGATTGAAAACGATATTGAATATGCCTCACAGGCTAGAAACGCTATAGAATCCGCAGAATCATCTTTATTTTTAGGGTTTGATAGAATATTTTGAGAATCGGAACTTGACAATGCCAAATCTTGCATGTCTTATATAAAATATGGCTATTAATTTATATAATATGGGAACAATCGAAAGGACACGGGTAATACGCCCTTCTTCAAGAAAAGATAAATCTATCTATAAAGTCGATATTGAAAGACGACAAGAAAAAGACAGTCTTCACCTAACAGTTACTCACGAAAATGACTGCAATTTCAGAAAAGAATATTATTTTTCCGCAAATCAACTATTAGGAAAAAAGTCCATCCACTTCAAATGGAACGGAAATGATATTGTTTGGACCGATGGAATTGTACCGATTCGAATTGTTAAATAATAAACGATATAGCTAGTTTCATTTTCATGGAATAATGAAACTAGCTATATCGTATATTTGCATTATCAATGCTTTCTTTATCGTCCATATATGTCAATGACGTTAAACTTATGACTATAACTCTTTAAAAAAGAATGCCAATGGCAAGACTTATAAAGAGACTACAGTAGTATTTCTATCGCTGCAATACTATCTGTAGGTCTTTAAAGAAAAGAGCAGCGACTTTTTACTCTAAAAACAAGTGGTGGATAAATCCTGCAATCAAATATATAACCCGAAAGGCATTATAGTTTGTGCGCGAGCATTAGGAAGAAATAGCATAGTGGTTCGAACAATGTTACTAACGATTTTTAGGGTGACAATATGAGGTAGGTAATTAAGGAGGGTGGAGGGGCCTCCCTTCTTTCATTTAGCAAACATTATAAAAAAATAAGTTCCAAGACCATTCCTTTCTAACTAACAAACAAATTTACCAATAAAGTATGTCCTACAGTAGCACTGTAATCTTCATCCATTAGTAGCAGAGAAAGGTATTTACCTACGGAAGTTTAGTGAATTGGACTGATATCTGCCCTTCGGAGTATATGAAAGTATATTAAAGCATAAACCAACTGGCACAGAAGCAGACTGCGCAAGTTGGTTCCCAAAAAATATTTCTATTTACTCTACAATAGTCGTAATTTCAAAAGGTTTGCCTACAGCCGCTTTGACAGCGCGTATTATCAATGCAAAGTTCTCTTCATCTACAGGCGTACACAATTGTTCCCTGTAATCTCCCCCTCCTTGAGATATTCTATAGCTACAGTTTGCGATATCAAGATTGTATATTTTCGCTATAAAAGATTGAAATAAAGTTGCGGCAACCAAATATCTTGTTATGCCAAAATCCGCATGAATGGTATCACGAGTAAAGTCATTCTTGTTCGTCCAGTTCGCCACGTTATTCATGAACGGATAAGTATCAGAAACGGTAGTCAAATCGGTAATAGTTTCAGCCTTCTGAATAGTTGGGATTGCAGGTGAAGCGGAAGCATAATTTGTAGACTGTCTTAGTTGTATGACAGTTCTTGCATTCTGAACCGCTGTTCCGGATGGAATGATGAATTTGACATCCGGGCAATTGGATATGCAGTCCTTGTAGTTTTTGGCAATATTACGCCACATACCCAATTGTCTTTCCTTTTGATTGTTTCCATAACTCAACCAGTAATCATCATCTGCACCATTGGGACCGTGCGACTCGGAGATTGTATGATAAACGCTGAACGCCCAAGTCATGTTCATACAGAATACAGGATTACTATAAAGACAGGCTTTTTTACACAAGTCGATCAATTCTTGTACTATGTTCCTTGTTATTTGTCCATCTTCTCCTTTTTCCCAAAAAGAGGATTGGTCCTCATAAGGGGATTGATAAGCTCCGTTTTGCATGATGATGAAGTCCCACGCTTCATCAGCCAACAACCAGTCCATCAAGACTGTGTCATTAGCCGGTGCAGCTTCCCCTTCATCCGTTATATCAGAATCAGGATCACTGGACCATTTTCCTGTCGTACCGTTATATTGTTCCCATGCTGTTGCCTGATATTTCCATTTATAATATGTAACTCCCTTATTTCCTTGAAACCTTTTCAAGAAAACATCTAAGGTGGCTGCACCTATATAAGCATTTCCCAAAATTACATTTTTGCCAAATGAAGCACAAATGCTACCCACTTCTCTAACTGTATCCACCCCGAAAGATGATCCGATAAAAAGAACTTTCAGCGCTTCTTTATAGGACTGGTATTTATGTTCCATAGATTCCAGCCTCTCATTCAAATTCTTGATATTAGCTTCTGTCTCATCCCTGTTCTTCTCTACTTTCTGATCCAGTTCGGATATCTGACCTTTAAGCCCGGTCTGAACATAGGGAATACCATATATTTTTAAAGATTTCATCCATTGTTCCTGATCATTCTCTGTTATTGAAGCTATACCTATATGTAGTCCTAATACTGTAGCACCATTCGGTTTAAGATAACCTCTGTCCTTTCCAGATGTTCCACTTACCGTAGCAGTAATCTGGTTGCCATCAGAGCCAAAGAATTTCCATGTTCCCATGAAAATATTTGCATCTTCCGCATTTTTCAGATAAAGAAGTGTACCGTTCTCTATGCTGGATACATCAATCCTGCTATAAGCGTTATTTGTGGCATTGGAGATAGGATTGTCTCCCAACGTATTACCCACATAAGCATGTTTGAGCAATATTTCAAGAGTATTGCAAGGCAAATAAGGCAACTCCACACCTTCCGAAAGAGACTTGAGTTCATTCAATGCGTTATTAGCAATATCTCTCGTATCTTCCACATTCTTTTGGGTTTTACCTATTTTAATATAAGCGAATCTTATATAATCAAATATAGGTTTATAATACAATCCCCAAATACTATATTTGGAAACAGCACTTATCTTTTCGGTTGAAGCATGTATATACATATATTTCGCAGTACCTTGAACCTGTATCTGATATCCACTGTCAGCGTATCCTGATTCAACATGATTACCCTCGACATCTGTAAATTTGATAACCAATCCCAAATCGGCAAACCTAACTCGATTGTAATCAGTATCTATAACTCTTATTACACCCCCTGTTGGAATATCAACTTCTAAAGCTTGCTTGAGTCTTAAGTAACCTTCAGTTGAATTAGGGTAGATAGATTGTCCTGTACCTATCCATTGTCCATTTTCAAAATCTAACAAATCAAAAACATAGCCCGCTAATTTTATCAAATTATTACTCACTGTCCTCTGTGACATTACTTCTGTCTTGCTATCCCCCAGTTCCTGCACCACACCGGCATTGATGGACTGGAACGGACCGTGATCCATCCATCCGCTGGCATTATAAATATTCAGGTGGTAGATGGGCTTAGTATGTTCGGCATCATCATCCGCATAGGTAGGTCCCACCATAATCATATCACCCTGCTTAGGATTAGGATATTGTGATTTATCTGTTACATAGGCTTTAATAGACAAACTGTTTGTAACTTCTCCGCTAAGATCTGACCACGTTTTGTTATCCCGCGATATCTGAAATTTGTTATCCTGAAAACGGAAATAAGCCGCAATGTAATCAGAACATTCCTCCCATGTCTCGTTATCATAGGAGAAGTGAAGCCTGTTATCTATCGTTTTGAGCCACGGGGTAAGTCCGTTATCTCCTTTGGGCCCCAAAGCAGCTATGCCGGTATCCTCATCGTTAATCACCCACGTGCCTTTTACCGATACGGAAATATCTCCAGAGAGTGTTAGTTCGTCCACACGTACCCAGTTGACATCAAGCCCCCAGTGAAAGTTGTCCTTCTGTGCATCATTCACACATTTCTCGGTTATGGCATTCCCCTGCATATCCACGTATGATATGATGATCCCCTTACGCCTCATTTCTTTCGGAACAATATTTCTCGTACGTCCCGCTGTACCCTGATACTGCACATAAATATTGTTATACTGTGCCAGTATCGCTTCCAACGACGCGCCGGTTCTTCCGTCATGTACCGCCTGTATCACTGTACGAGGATAGAAAGGGAATCTTCTTCCCAACATTTCATCAAGCTTGTCCATCTGCCTGATACTTGCATACTTGCTGTTGCAGCAAGAATCTTGTATGTTGTTATCTTCCATGATGTTTTTTAAAAAAGTTATAGAATTAACATTTATTCCAGACCATCCCCAGTCAACGGAGAAAATCCTTCTGCCAGACATCTTCTCTTTAAGGCATCACGATATGATTTCATTGCCGACAGTTGCCAACGCTGAAGTATTTGTTTATGCACTTCCATTTTAGAAAACACTGGAGATTCATTGATGAATTTCTCCAACTTTTCCACCCGGTCATTAAGTTGCTTATACTCTTCTAGCATTCTTATTTGATATCCTTGTAACATGGCTTTTATTTTAATTATCGTTATTATACTGTCGCCCCAGTAGCGTCAACCCACTCATTATTACCTTTATAATATATAGGTTTCGACAATGTACTATCAAAATATTGAAATCCTACTAAAACATTAGTAGGTCTATTAGAAGTAATTCCTGAATCAAACCAAGTCCCTGATAAAACAATTCTATCAACATTTAGATTTATGACTTTAGTTTTATTTCCAATTATAGTTCCATTTCCAATAGTACCTCCAATAAAATTAAGCACGCTATTATCAGGAACAGTAAGAGTTTTTCCTTCCAAATCTATATATCTGATAATATTATATATAGTATTACTTTTAATAAAATCATTTAATTTACTTGCGAAAACAACCTTTGTCACTAAAGTTCCGTCAGGATTTAACCAATCAGACTTAGACCAAGTTAATATATTTCCAAACGTATCATAGGTTTTTATCCCAATTAAAGTATCAGGCAAAGTAAGTATATCCGAGGTAATAAATTCAGCATCAACAGCCTCTACCGGATATGGATCTGTATTTTTAGGGAACCACTCATAAGTGTTAAGAGTAGCCCATTTGGTATCTCTCACTATCAATTTGCCATATTTTGAAGAAACTTTAATCCAAATGTCTAATGTATAAGAAACAGGATCAAATATCCATCTTATATTTAAAAAAGAATCATTGCCAGTATCGTATCTATCAGATAGTATATACAATTTATTATCTACATATAGCAAAGAATATTCGGTTAATATCCTATATGTCGAATATAAAAAACGAAAACCGCTTGTCGGAACTTTAGTTATCTTAATGTATTCATAAGATTCCGGAGGATCAGAAATTACATTATTAAACCTTATAATCCCCAAATTAATATCATAAGTATTATCTGCAACTTTCCCATAAATTCCCTTCTTATCCTTACAAAAATCTTTACTCAAATCCGTCGGAATAATATTAGTTTCATAACTGCTTCCATAACCTGTATTATTTTTATATATTTCAATTATAGGGTAATCAATTGCCAAGTTTATAGCGGATTTACTTGTATTTGCTAATTCCCATCTTAATTTACACTGTGAATCCTTCGGATCCGGTATTATATCGTATAAATATTTAATAGATTCTATTGATACTAACCCGTTTTGGAACATATCGGTTTTCAGAGTATAATCTATGTTGTCAACATTTACTATTAATTTATATCTTCCAACTTCATACAAGGGCGTATCTACGACTGCTAATGACGGATTAACTATAAAAGTTAAATACTGATGTATAACAGTATATTGTGTGATAAAAGTTGTAACATCCAAATCAAAAGAAACCGCTTTACCAGCACCAACTGTAACATACATTCTTTCTCCCCTAGATACATTTTCTGAATGAATGTTGTTTTTAACAAAATCCTCAGGAAGATTATGGCATTTAGTTATATTCGCTCCATTAAATATTATATTATTAAAAGCTGAAAAATTGCTTAACACATAAGGAGTATCTTCTCCTGGTTCATCATGCGTATTTATATTTATATAATTACCTTTAACAGCATAAGCTGGGCTTCCTACAGAATATAGATAATGAGATACATAACTATTTAAAAAGCCTGTGGTTGAAGTAAATATTAATATACTATTACTACACTTCAAAACGGCATTAGCACATAATATTGAGGATTGTTTATCTCTTTGATACCCATTAGCATTCAGAACAGCTTGAATATAATTATCATGTCCTCCCACATAAATACCATTTGCACAATTTTGTTGAATATCCAAGCCTGTTACATTGCAATAACTGCCACTTACATAAACTGCGTATTTACTTCTAGGAGTAACAGCATCATATTTATATCTCCAGGCTTTATTGGCAACAAAAACTTTACAATTAGACATTCTTGAATTTTGAGATAAATAAATACCTCCTTGTTGACAACTCCCAACCGTACTATTATGAATAGAATTATCAGTTCCTTCCATAAAAAAAGCATAGTCACCGCATGCGTAATATGAGATAGAATCTATTATTCTACATTCTCTATAAGTCCTTTCAATACTTACAGCTCTATACCCATGCTCAAAATGGCAGTTTTCTACATATATTTTAGCGTCCCACTCATCCGTATCCCCATTGACACTTTGCCTAAAACCTATACCATTATAGTAATCCCCCAATATAAAAGAAAGCCCTCTAAATAGAACTTTCACAGCTTTTTCAGAGTAAAAAATATAAGGAAGGGTATTCGCATTTGGTAAATCATTTACATCAAACTCCTTAGTAGTTGGAGATTTTATGATAGTTTTACCTTTTTCTCCAAACAAAGTAATATTACTTCTTACCTGAATCGTATTACCTATAAAATAAATTCCATTGTTTAATTTAACAATATCAAAATTATTAATGGTATCCTGTATAGATTCAGTACAATCATGTACTCCATCTGGAAGTGCCCCAAACCACTCAGGACAAGCTGCCGCCACATCCCAGCTACCATTTATTGTTATAGCACCAAATATCTTTTCCAGTCCTGCTTCAATTTTGGTATTGTCGCCAACGACAGTACCATTACTAAATCCCCCTCCTTGAAAATCTAAAGTGCATTTTGACGGAATAGTGATAGTTTTCCCCTCCAAATCATAATCATACTGTATGACATAAATCGTATCAGACCAACATATCATGGACTGGGTCAGAATATTTCGCCCTGCCACAAGATTCTTGCGCAGATAACATCTTCCCTTCCCTGAGTAATTATTCGGATCATACCTTTTATTAGCCAGTTTCAGTTGACCGTGAACCGATGTAATATCCTCATCATCCGCAAAATTGGTTATGCTCTTGTTACCGATAAGCTGTTTGGTGGATTCACTAAGCATCTCGGGCGTTATCATCCCGTCCATCACGGTAGGAGGATTATCAATGAACATATCATTGAATGTATCCTCAATGTGACGTCTGACAGCTTTGCGTGTAAGATAAGTGTCCGGTATACGGTTGCCGTTCTCATCCGCTATGGCCCTATCAGCCACCATCTCCGGTGCTTCCATCTTCTGAATGAATACCTCTTCAGCATGAATCTCATTACGCTCCGCCTCTAAATCAATCTTCCACCAGCTTTTCTTGTCTTTCCAAAGCGAAGCAGAATTTCCCTTAAAATACCATGTTTCAGCCTGATTGGTGTAAGCAGAAACAAACGTGACCTTCATGCCAGGTATTCTGTATTCCTCCGGTACAAGCGCTATGGCATCTTCAAAAGTAAACACATTGCTCTTCTTTACAACAAAAGGGGCCTCGGACGTGCTTCGTTGTGCTACAAATGACGTTTTTGTGTACCCCGGCATGTTGACACGATCACAGGGTCTGTATTTCTTCCCTTCAACATAATCAGGAAATGCACTGAAATATCTCTGTTCCTTCCAATCATGTGAGAATATCCGGGTATCTTGGGTATGATTACGGCTTACATTATATTCAGTCAGCAGATTATAATCGAAGATGCTCACCTTATCGACTGTGAGATCATAAGTTCCCAGAACACCGCTCAAATCATTCCATCCGGCCCGATATCCTTTAGGAACAAATCCTTCAACATAGTAGAAATACGGCTTTGTTTTCTTCACACTGCCGACAAGTGCCCATGACGGTTGTTCCATCTTGTCCGGCAACGCTTCAGAAGTTGCCACATGACCTATATAATTGACATCGTTCAACGTTTCCATTTTAGGGACTTCGGCTCTGTCCGCCTTATAAGGAATAAGCCCCAGCAATGCATTAATCTGATCAGGCGTATAATGAATATTTTCATGATATTCATTCGGATGAGGATCACATGCATGATGAGGATGAAAGCAAGAATCAAATCTTTCCATATAAATATATTTTTTATTATTCAAAGATAAGCAAGAGCTTCACAATGAAATGTATATAATAAAAGGGACTCAGACTTTCACAAGCCCGAGTCCCTAAAACCTTAAACTAATACCTATGTGCTATTTTATTTGAGCGCAAAGTTATCTTCTTCCATAATGACTTTAAATTCCAGCAACGAGAAATAACACGAATCCTGTCACTAACCAGCAGACGATGATAATAATTCTGCCATTCTATCATTTTCTCCTTTCTTTCCTCGTCCTGACAGGAAGGTAAGCCGTTCTTGCTTTTCGTGTAATAAAAGCACACCTCTTTCAACTGCCCTCGGTTCATTCGCATACGGAACCTTCCCCGATGAAGAAGATATTTATAACTGTCCCACCTGTCCTTATAATAATCATAAGTGATAGAGATGAGCTTCTGTTGTGCAGGATCCCATATGACAAAATAACGCCTTCCGTCCTGTTTATTCTTTTCCTCAGCCTCTTCTATCGCCTTTTTCAATAACAAGCTGGACTTCCACAGACTTGCGATCCTGCGTTTCCGCACAAGGCTTTTTACCGCCTTCAAAAACAACTTAATTTTTCCCATAATGTTACTAATTTTTATATAATATAGCCTCCGCACCCGTCGCCGACCTGTTGAGGCGTTTCATGTTATTCATTTTCTCTTCCATAGTGGGCAACACCCTCACCGGATATCTGTTCCATTCAAAACGGCTCACGTATAATCCTATTGCCCTGCTCATTACCCGATCATCATGCTTCCCTGCAAGCGCGCCGTATTTGCCGTTCGGATATTTCATGTACCATCCCAATTCCTTTATCATTCCGGTTTCACGCTCTATCCACAGTTTGTCACGCACACACTGTTCCATATACTTAATAATGGCCACTTTTGTATTACGGTTGGTATTAAACCCCCATCTGTTTTCTTTCTGGCTCCTTTTTTCCAACTCGCTCCGATTATGCGCATATACATTATCATAAAGAGGGATAAGAATGGGAAAGAACAATTCGCTGACGTTGTCCGTGTCTACATCATTAAGCTTACTGTACGCCGTGTTGTTCTCGACAATGAGCAGAGCATTGTTATAGAATGACGCAATCTGCGCACATTTGATCGCAAGCAGATCCGGATCTGTATGCCCGTACCATTCCGCCACCACACGCGGTCCAGCGTCCTCATTGAGCACTCCGCTATCGGCCATCATATCCGCGCGGTCCAGCACAGTAATCACAGAGTAATCACTCGTCCTATATTTCCCCCCGATATCAACTGACACAAAGTAGCGGTTTTCCAACCTCCATGTCTTGTCTGGCATCTCCCATATTTTCAATTCCCCTCCTTTACGCCTGAACAGTTTCAGCCCTTCGACAGCCTGTTCACCTTTCGGGGATTTTCCGGAAATATCCCCCTGGAATACCGGCTCACGGCAGAACCTTCTGAGTTGTTCTACCTTGTAAATGTCAAATACAAGCTGCCCGGAATACTTGAATGCCTCCACCGGATCGGACGGATACTCCTGTTGCATGTCCTGTATGTCCGCATACTCCTTCATCTTCTGCCTGTACCAGTAGATGCCTTGCAATGTCGCTCCAATAGTCCACAGCCAGTACATATAGTCCCAGTTTCCGGACTTATCGTTACGCCTTTCTATCAGGGTACAGGCCCATTCCAGCATATCTTTCGGATCGAGACGGTATTCCTCTATCTCCCACCATGCGACAAACAACGGCTCGAATGCGGACAGTCTCTCCCCATGATCATCCGTTCCATTGGCACGATCCCATTCATCCTTGTAGAAATTCTGCCCGTTCGGCGTGCTTTCATACACAATCATCGTATACGGTTTGTACAGGATTCCCGAACAGGATGATTTCACCTGTTTTTGCGGATCCATCTTTTCCGTCTGAGGCCAAAACGCCACCTCCGTACAATGCGCCATGGCCGAATCACCACCACGGGCGCCCTCCGGATTCATCGCGGTTGCCGTCTTGATTTTGCAGTTCCGGGAAGGTATAAGACTTATGTTAGAAGTTCCCCCTCCCTTGATCTTCGGAAGAGAGCCGTCAAACTCTATCCCCTCTTCATAAAAAAGGAATTCAGGAAGCTGGGTTATGAGCTTGACATACATATCCTTCACTTCAGCTGCGCTATCCCCCTGATGTCCAACAATAATGCTGTTCCAACTCTTCACATGCATTATCTGTATCCATGACATGTATATCTGTGTACATGTGGATCCTCCCCACTGACGGGCTTTCAGCAATATGACACGGATAGGTTTGCCGGCACGGCGCATTCTTTCAAATGTCTCAGCCAGCTTTACCTGCGCCGGACGTAGAAGAAAAGGCACATCCTCCCCTCCTTCCTTGTTTTTGATACGTGCATACGCATAACAATAGAAATAAAAGTCGTATTTGGCCCAGTAACGGAGAAACTCCTGAATGACAGTATTACGAAGGTCCTCATTATATTCCCCGTATGTCTGCCAGCAGAACTCCTCTATACTTCCGGCAAGATTCAATTTATAGATAAAACCGGTGGAGAACATCTCGACAGGAAGGAAAACAGATGAATTTACAAAATCATCCAGACATATCCTCTTCCGTTTTCCGGGAGCGTTCTCCCCTGTCAACGGGTTGTAGGACTTGAACAGTTCCGCTTCCCGCTCACGGTTCCTGCGGATCATCTCCTCCGCATTCCTTATGACAACAGCTGAGAAAAGAGTTTCTATATGGTTTATTTTAATGTTCTTTGCCATCCAACCTCCAGTTTACGCAATATCCATCCGGCCGCCAGCATAGCCGCATGATATCCACCCGCAATATGCGGCAGAAAGAAACCGAGAGCGGTTATGGCAAACAGCCTGTTACGCCTTCCCCCATCCATGGAGGACAGGCACAAGCCCGTATAATAGTAGATAATGACACTCCATCCGATCACAGGACTGCCGGAAGGAATGAAAAATGATATTCCGACAGCGAACATCCATGCGACCAGCGTCCGTGCAGGGGTTATCACCTTCCATAGAAAAGCCCATGCCATCCCGTTCAAAAGATAATGAAGCCATCCGGCATGTCCGAACATATAAAGCCAGTGACTTCCTGACAGGAATTCATGATACGGCAACAACACGGTCATGCACAAGTAAAGCCCCATGGAATATCTCATTTTCATAGTGATATACCTATTTCATCCCAGCTTTCCATAAAATATGCTGTATACGGTCAGGACTTATCCCAAATGAATCAGAAGGTCTCTCTATCGCAAGTCTTACGATAAGACGGAGATTCGCCTCCGATTTTTTTTTCATGATATCAAGGCAACAGCGGATCAGGCTGGAATACATTTCATATTTATACAGACTGCAATCAGGTATATTGCCTTCAGTCAGATATCTGTATAAGATCACGTAAGCCCGGTCCTCACTGACATAATGCTGCTTCGCCTTCATACCCGCAATTTCCTTGCATATATCCTTGTAGTAAGAGAATGTACACGTCTTTTTCAATTCAATGAATGTACGTACAATCTCCTTGTTCCTTATTAATTGTATTTCGCTGATATTTCCCTTGTGCTTCATGTGACCTCCTGTTTAAATGATAGCGAATGTACTTCCAGTAGATTGCATTATATCAATCCGGCTTGAACTAATACTACTAAATTTGTCAGTATAAGACAACAATGACATATCATGGAAGAAAAAAAAGAAAGAAAATCATGGAGAGATATTGTTTCATCCAGAAATCCGGACCTCGACCTTGAGGACGACCTCGCTGTCGGCGAATTCCTTGATGACTCTTTCAAACGTTATGACGATAGTGAATCACAGAGAGAGAACCTCAACAAAGTTCTTGCAGGAGACTCAAGAGCCGCCGGCATCCTGACCGGTCTGGCAAGCGGCATGGATGAGAACGGTGAACCGTTCTCTCTTGTGGAATATCTGATAACCAATTACGGGGATGATATCAGGGAAGCTGCAACAACGGAAGAGGCCATCAAAAAAGCAAAAGAGAAAGAAGCTGCCCGGATAAAGGAGGCGGCCGATGAGGAAAAAAGAAAAAGAGATGCGGAAGAGAAGCTGCGCAAAACAGATGAGGCACTGACAGAAGCTGTGCGGCAGGTCAATGTTGATGAGGCGAATGTAGTTTCCATGTTGGAATGGCTGTACGGAACACAGGATACAGACGGTATCATTCATAAAATTATCCGGCACGAACTGGATGCGGAAGACTGGAAAAGAATCATCCATGCCTTCAATATGGACATGGAAATAGAAGCCGCCCGAGAGGAAGGACGTAAACAGGGACGTACCGCACGTCCGGGAGCTATACACAGGAATCTTGCGGAAAAAGCTCCGACGGACCTTGGAGGAGGCGGGAACGGAGGAGGTGAGGAAAAAGTGGAGGATCCTACCCTACAACGTTATAAAGACATGAAGAGACGTATTTAATCGTCTATCGCTTTCAGGCTCATATCACAACTTTTATTTATAAATTTAAAAACAAATCGAGAACAATGAAAAAGTTAAAATCAACATTCAAATTTTTCTTTTCCGTATTGCTCATGTTCCTTGCCGGAGCGACCGGGGGAGGTTATGCATGTGCCGCCGATGTTTCGGACGGAGGCTCAGTCCAGGATCTAGGGGATGGCGGAAAGGTAGTAGGCGGGGAAAGTTCCGTAACAAAGAACGAGAAAATCATGGACGCGGAATGGTACGTGAAGCAGATCGACAAGACAATTGTCGAGATGAAGTTTACCGGCACGCCTATTGATCAGATTCTGCGCCATGGGGCGACAAACAAATCGGACAGCATCGTAATCAAGTACTACAGTGTCGGACAGCGTCCGCTACGGGCTACCCTTGCCAAGCAGCTTGAAGCCATGACTACCGAGACTCCGAAAGCGATAGAACTGGAGGATAATAACATTGTGGGCGCAATGGATACGCTTCTTGTCCTGAACGCTGACGGAACGTTTGTTTCCGGTTACAAATCCGGTACCGATGAAGTGGATCCTGAACACCCATTGATGCTGCGCGTGCACGCAATCAACAGTGAGACCAACCTTCCGCTTGTCTATGCCGTAAACGGAAAACAATCAAACAATAAGAATCCTTATCTTATTCCGCCCCTTGAAAAGGGTACCGTCCTTCTAAGAATGGGGCGCGCGGCCGCTGAAAAGGATGTGTCTACAGGAAGGTATTACCAGCTTCCATCACCGGACGAACAATATTGCCAGCGTTTTATCATGCAGGTAGAGCAGACTATCTATGACCGGTTGAGTAAGACCGAGGTGGAATGGTCATTCACACGTGTGGAACGGATGGCAATGGAAGACATGCGTATCGGTATGGAAGCCTCCGGACTGTTCGGAATCAAGAGCAAACATGCAGTGAACGGACAAGGCAATGTATATACTTGTGAAGGTATCTGGTACCGCGCCGGAAAAGACCTTGAAATCGGACATTGGGAAAAAGTGCTTGACTCTGCCGGAAATCCTGTGGTGGAAGAAGGAAAATATGTGCAGCAATATGTAATCTCGGAGGATGAGCTTGTAGACCTTGTAGGACGCATCATTGAAGGTGCCGGTAACGGAAGCCGCACAAAACTTGTATTTGTTGACAATACCATCTATGCGGCATTATGCAAGATCAAGACCAACAACCGCACACGTATCTTCGAGCCGGAACGTGACTACAACAAATGGAGACTTGACTTCCAGTCATTCGAAAGCATGGGAACAAAACTTCTGTTTTACCGCCATGACCTGTTCAACGCCTGGGGATTCAACGGAAGAGGTTTCTCTCTTGATCCTGAATATCTTGACAAATGGGTATTCCAGAACTGGGAGCGCAGCACATACAATCTGAAAGAACTGTTCATAAGTAACAGTGACGCTGTTGTCATGCAGGAGTTCTCCTGCTGGACACTTGGATTCCCAGATGCCCACGCGCGTCTGTCCATTCCGGAATATGTTGAGATTCCGGTTCCTGAATCCCAGACTGTATAATAGAACCTTAATCATCATCAGAGGTGGAGAAATCCACCTCATCATTATTAATAATGTATGAAGAAACTTTATAAATTCGTTGCGAGCTCCTCACTATCATTTGCAGTCATTCACTGCGGACGGATGATGTACGTCAACTTCTCCGCTTTTTTCCGTGGCAAATCAACCTATCATACAACGGATAGAGAACTGGCTGAGAAAATCAGGGCGCACAAATGGTATCGGGAAGGACGCATTACCGAAACAATAGAAGAAGATGAAGATGTAATACATGACGAAAATGACGTAAATTCCGTATTACAGGAAACAGAGGTAAAACAAAGATACAGTATCCTTGGAAAGCGGATGTGCACCTATATTCCTCCGGCATCTTCTAAGCAGGAAGAAAAAGAATCCGAAAGTGCAGAACCGACCAAAGAAAAAGGCATTCAAGAAGACAGAGACATACAAGAGGATATTGAAAATGTGACCTCATTCCTTGAAGCGAAGGATTTTTTTGAGGTCAGATTCAAAGTACCGCGCTCGCAATGTGGAAATAAGGAGGCTCTGTCCTCATTATGCAAAGAACACGGCATACAATTTCCCAATTATCCATTAGACTAAGCCTCATGATACCTGTCAAAGATATACTAAAGACTTTACGCACAATCATCAATGAGAGTGCGACAGAAGAAGACAGTTTCACGATTGAGACCGATGAGGCATTAAAAGAGTTCATCAGACTCGCACTACTCGCACTGATGAATGACGAAGGGGTGATGGCCGAAGCTTCGGAAATGACAGATTCATCCTCAATCTCATTCGAGAAACGTCCTGACGGTTTGTTTTTTGCCTACATAAAAATACCTGCGGACTATATCAGGCTTGTCAGTGTGAACCTGACTGGGTGGAGATATCCGGTCACTATGTTATATCCGGACAATTCGCCACTATACAGCGCACAATATTCATCAGCTCCCGGTGTAGGTAATGGTCCCTCAATACCGGTAGCATTCATCACCAACGATACCATGAGGTCAATCATTGCCCATGCAGTAAAAGAACAGGGGGGATACAGTCTCAGGTATATTCCAACTCCTTCAATCTCAGAAAACGGAGAAATCAACCTTCATAACAAATATGCAGGAGCATTGGCATATTATGCAGCCGGTCTCTATCATATTTCAATAAATGAAAATGCCGGTGCGGAATCTGAATTTGCAATAGCTAGATCCTTGATACGTTCACACACTCCTGAATCTTCTACAAGTAATACAGAATAAAAAGCCGGCTGTTAACAGCCGGCTCCCGTTCACTTTCCTCCTTTGCTCAAAGTCATGGGAGCATGACATCCTCCCCGCTCCCACTCCTTGGCAAGCATCTCACGCAATATCCTGTTCTCCTCCAGCACCATAAGAACCAGTTTCTTCATTTCCTCAATATCCTTGTTGTTCATAATAAAATTCATTTTAAATTAATTGTAACGGTTGCAAATCACAACTATTAGGGGTGTGACGAACCATCCCGCTGCCATAAGCAAGACGGGGAATACATTGGATTAATTAATAAGTAAAATTCAAATTACGCGGCTGGATTCAGCTCACCTTTTATTTGCTTGATAGCTTTCTTCACGCTCCAATCATTTTCATATAGGGCTATGATAAATCGCCTACCTCGCTGCGTCCAGACCGTATACGTGTTGGTATGGGTATTACCTCTTTCACTTGTGAAAATATTGGTTCTCGTTTCGTGCATACCCCATTTGTCGTAGGGCGATTTAAGAAGCCATTGCCCAGACTGCTTGAACTGTATTCCAAGTTCTTTCAGTTTGTTATTCAGTTTCTCTGCCGACATACCTATCTCTTTTGCTATTTGAGTTGTGGTAAGAGCGTTCACGCTTTGCAAGTGGTTGTCGTAGTAGCTGACTTTCGGAGCGGATTGTGTAAGTTCTTTCTGTTGGAGTTCGATAGTTTCCTGCTGCTGTTCGGCTTGGGATTCAAGTTGTTTGATTTTTTCTTCAGACGCTTCCAAACGTTTTTGTAGAATCTGCTGGGAACGCATTAAAATGTAATCATCATCCTTTAGCAAGAATTCCCGTCTGTTGAACTCGTTGATGAACCTTTCCTTGAACTCTCCAGCTTTTGTGCCCGTGTACCCCATGACAAGGAAGCTGAAACCGTCTTTGGTCATTTCGTATGCGGTCTGTTCTCTGTTTCGTGCATCCTTGTAGGTAATGCGCTCAAAATTGAGCCGATTAAAATTTTCTGAACATGAGAGGTTTTCAATATCTCTCACTACATTTTTGTGTTCTTTCCCGAACACTTGTGCAACGATTAAAGAAGTAGTAACATCATTACCATTACTGTTTTGAAATACTAAATCTGCCATGGATATATAAGGTTTTAATGGCATTATAGGCAAGTAAAAAACGGCTGCCCTGTCCCGTTACCTTACACCTATCCAAAGGCAGGGAGAGCATTAACTTCTCCACACGGGGGTGACAGCCGCAATAAGTATATATTGCAACGCTTTACAAACAAGCATAAAAAATGCCTGCAATATGTTTGGGCAGGCTTCCGCTCGCCATTGGATATTATGTAAGGTATTGCAAATATACATTCTTTTTCTATAAAGCCCCAAAAATTAAACAATAAATTTTTCTCAGTATGGCAAAGATGAGGCTATTATATAAGTGGCGCAAGAAACACATCAACAACATACACCAATTGTGTCAGCATCTAGCATATCTGGCATACTTGGCAACATTTGGCAGGAATTTGGCAGAATGAAGAAGCGTTTATTGTTGCGGCTTTCCTGTTGCGATTTGCTTTCAAATCACTATCTTTGCGGAAATCAAAAACAAGATCATTATGAAAAATGCAAAAACACATGAAGCTTACTCAGAGGAAGAATTAAGGGAAATGGTGGAATGGTTTAATACGAGAGAATTACCTAAAACATTGCAAATCAACAAATCCTCATTTTCTCCCGACCTCCCTCTGACAGTAGAAAGCCTTATAATGCAGGCAGAACAGAATCTTGGGAATTACAAGATGGCAGGCTCTTTCCGGCTTCTGAAGGAAATACGGGAAAAACTGGAATCATAGTGCTTATCAAAAACAGACGGTTCGGTTTTTGATAAGCACAAACCGTCTGTTACAAAGAATCAGACCATTGCATTCTTGCAATACACATAATCCCAAATCTTTGTTGTGTCCCCCCAGTCCTGATCCTCAAAATAGAACTTATGAGCACCTTTAATGATCTGTTCATCATTATAAACTGTGCAAAGATCGGAATAAAAGGCATTGAACGCTACATACTTGTCCCATTTCGTAGTTCCAGCCGGAAATCCCATCATCCGGGTACTTGCCTCTATCTGTTCCGCCGTCCAGTGCGCACCCTCACATTTCTTTCCATCCCTATCAATGTACCTCATCATGCCGACATCAAACATCGCAAAAGCTTCATTGTAATGATTACCATACATGATTCCATGTTGCTCACGCATAAATTTCCAGTACAGTTCCGGATGTTCTTCCTTCACAAGGCACAGAAGCTCGCTCATGCTTTCCGCACTGCGCATCATGACCTTGTCACTTGTCAGACCCGCCCTTTTCGCATCGTCCAACATTTCTTTGAATGTATACTTCATAATCAATCTGTTTTATCTTCGTTATCACTCAAACCGGCAAGTTGGATTGTATTTCTGTCCTGCATCATGGAATCAAGACTTCTCCTGATAAAAGCGTTTTCTTTCTCGATTTTCCTTGTCCGGATAAAAATCTGGTCAAGAATGCACGGAATCATATCCACCTCACCATTTGCCAGCAACTGGCATTTGCTGCAATCACCTATACATTTGCCTTCCACTCTCATAATCAACCCTTTCTCAAGTTATTAATCAATGTTCCACCTCTTACAGACAACAACGATTTGACACCGCCTGTCTTGACCATATTGAACAGCTCAAACAGATCATCACGATGTTTTTTGAAAAACGGATACATGCTGATAACCGTCCGGCTGGTCAAAGCCCGCGTATTAGACAATTCGTTGAATGCGGTCTGAACAGCTTCCTTCTGCTCGTCGTTCTCGCAATCCACCACAATATATAATTTCCTTAATGCCATAATCAATCAGGTATTTTATCAAAATCTATTTCTTCCTGCGGTTGAGGCGGTACCGGACGCTGCCCATACATGTTATCATTGGCCTGCTCCACTTTTTTCCCAGTGAACAGACCGGCAACGAATGTCAAAGCCGGAACGCCGTATTCAACCACCTTAGGATGTTCTTCTATATAATTAGCAATCTTGGTAGCCATTGACAGGTATTTATCGACACCCTGTGGTTCCGGCTCTATTTTAAGAGGGATACCCATGTTCTTGGCGAAGATGTCTGCAAATTCATTGGCTTTCTGCGCTGCCTCCAGCGGATCCGCATGTTTTTCCTCAGTCATATACATAAGCATGTAACTGAACGCTTCCGCACGTGTCGTAAACTTCAACTCTGTCTGCGGTTTCTTTGACTGAAACATGGACACCCCCATCTCTTATTTCTTTTTGGCAGGTTTATCCTCTACCGGAATTTCCGAACAGGATATGCCTTGCAGCATCTGCATCGCACTTCCCATAATACCGTTGATGGCTTCCGTATCATTGTAAACTTCCGGCAAATCGGCCTCTCCTATTATATAGGCTTCAATATCTCTAGCTTTTGCGACAATATCCTTTTGAGGACTACCAGTGCCGAGCAACTCAACAGCCTGTCTTACCGCAAACTCCCTAATTTCTATTCTTGATTTAAACATAGTCCAGCTTTTATACGATTAATAATAAATGAGGGTGGAGTCCCCACCCTCACGAAATCAATTGCGGCAAGTTTCATCCACCGTAACATTGGTACTGGCCAAGTTATATGTAGACGTCTGTCGGAACTCACGGTTTCCACAACCGCCACAACCTCCGTTTCTGCCACGGCCACAGCCACAACCGTCATTGTAGAAGACCTCCTTGTTCAACTGGAACAGCTGCTCACCGAAATTGGCCTTCATGTCGCCCACTCCCTGAACGGTAGCGGAAATTGCACCGTTAGCAGCATACAACTGCTGCCCAGCCCAACGAACATCAGGTTCCATACAGTTAACACGTCCTGTCAGATTAGCCAACCCTACTGCAAATTGTACTTTTTCATTACAGTTATTATGCCAACTGTACACGAAGAAGGCAATAACAATCACAGCAGCGATAACCCAGATAGCAGCGGTAGCGCCCCATCCCTTTTTGTGTTCGCACTCCAACTCACGCATTGCGGCGTATTCCTGGATGCTCATTCCTGTTACATTATCCATAATTATGATTTTACATATCACGGTCAATATTGACCGCAAAGGCAAATTACGGAATAAGTTACTTGCAGATAAAATATTTATTTTCCAGTTTGTTTACTATTTCTTTCCAATTGTTTTCCACAATCCATACCCTTTGTTTTTTAGCATTACGCCGCATCGAGCCGACAGCCTGTTTGGTTCTGTTAGTCAATGACGCTATCTCCGTGTCAGAGAAAATCTTGGCTAAATAACGCACAAGAAGATATCTGGCATTCGCACACTCTTCTTTATTGCTATGTATAATACCTGTTTCAGATATTCCCGTCACTGAAGCGACAACCTGCAATACATCCTTATATATTTCATCACTTTTCATATAATCACTGTTTGGATAAACAAAATACGTCGGAAAATTGTTAAGCAGTCTGGGACCGCAAAACAATTCTTGTTCCGACGTATTGTTTCTCCTTAGCGACTTCTACCTGATAAGGAGCGTGCGGTCCTTTTCTTACAATCCGGACCGCCGAAGATTTTTGTTATAACGAAAGACTGAATTGAAAAAAATACAATCTATAAATTACGGGCACCTCCTTTCTTTCTTAACCATCTGACAATCATCATAGATACAAGCAATATATTCATTATCATAGACCATCCACCTATCTCTATTTTTGTTTTTTGCCACCAGTTTAATTTTTTCTCCACCTCTACAATCTTAGGTACTTCGATTCGCTTGGTTACCGTCATATAATGAGGTACAGTTACTATAAGTACCGAATTTGGCCATATTCCCAGCGAATGTTGCAATATTCCACCTGAATATCTAGCCCAGCTGTACGCATAAGGGTTGGAAAGAAAAGATACAGTGTCACGTGTCGCAGTACTATCTTTGTATGGAACCAGTCTTTCTGTTATGGTGGTATCATGTACTTCCACTGTTTCCGTTGTCTTGATCTCCACAGGAACATATCTGGTTTTACACGAAAAGACAAGTAAAAGTACTATCGCTACCGCAATCCATATATAGATTCTTTGTCTCATAAACTTAACATTTGTTTTCTATTGGCACCGTCAGCCCGATAACTGACGTGTACCCATGCAAAATTGCTTTCATCAATCAATTGGTCATAAGGCAGGTTCTTGCGGATAAACTCAAACAGCAACTTGTTCTGTTGACGGTCGCCAGTATCAATATCGGCAGCTTCCCCTTTCATGTGCTGAGAAGACTTACTTCCCTTGACGGCCGCATTAAGTTCCGGACAGCGATAAGCACTGTTTACTGTTATAGGCTTTCCCCACCACTCACGTAATGGATCAAGCACATTATCTACCAAGGCAGTCAGAGCAGTCACATGCTCCAGTCTGCATCTGTTGTTAATTCCAAGCCGGTCTGCTGTATTTGACCGGCATAATTCCGCAATTGTAAAATACTTCATTTCTTATCCTCCTTTTTTGTTTTCGTTGTCAAACAATATCTGAGCCATGATCTTGGCAATATCATCCTTATTCTCAATAATCACACTCATTGTCTTCTCAGCCTTGCGCAACTCCGCTTTTTCCCATGATTTTTCACGAACTGATTTAAACTCACAGAAAATGCAGTAACCCGTCCAAATCATTGAAAAAACAGGAAAGGGGATAACCACACAGCATAACAGATCAATGAAGCACAACTCTATAAATGGAGTGAAATACTTCTTCGCCTTGACGGCTGTTTTCTTATACCCCGTGGATGTTCTTGCCTCTCCTCGTTGCTTGGCTTTCATTACTCCTGTGATAAGATCCACTAACATCGCCCCCATTGTAGCCGCAATACACAAGGCTATAAGCACAATATGTATCATCATGTGCTCGTTGATAAAATTGTAAATTACATCTCTCATTGCTTTATTATTTATACTAACTTTTAATACTTACAACCACCAGTCTAATTGTTGTATAATCCATCATTATAAGAAATATTAAAATTTCCAATCACTACTTACGACATCATCTGTTGCGCTGCCTGCTGCTCCTGTAACTGCTTCTCATATCTTTCCAGTACCGCTATAATCTTACTGGAGTTCGGGAAATTACCGGCTTCCAATGCCGCCTTGAACGGTATAAGCCCCTTCTCAGCCTGTGCCATTAAAAGCTGGTTTGTCAATGCCCTATATACCGGGCTGTCGCTATCCTCGCTAATTGAGATATCAATGTCAATATCATACATTGTATCCATATTATAGGGAATGGATTCACCGGCGACATTGACCGCTTTCGGACCTGTATAGAAACATTGCATCACCTTTACTACCTTATATGCCACTTCAGTAAGAAATGAGTTGAATGTATTTATAAGATCCAGTATGGATGATGAGGCCTGTGCGGCCTTTGCCTGATAAAGCACACCGCTCTCGGAACTTCCCGATTTACCTTGTAGTGCCGCCTGAACTCCTGACACGTCCTCCACCATGGAGCGTGACAGTTGTATGATATAATCGAATCCTCCCGGGATGGATGATGCGGTCTTTGTATCAGGGGCATTGCCAGATCTTTTGCTTGTATATAATATTACACCGTTACTCTTCACATACTGCTCCGCTATATCCTCTATACTCATGTTGTCAGACAAGGACTGTTCATCTATCATCAACACACCCTTGGCCGCATTACGAATATAAAAATCAAGGGCTACCATGTAGTAATTGAAATATTCCTGAGACGGGATAATTTCAGATATGAACGGATGAAATTCTCCGTCAATATAAGGATATGGTTTGAACACAAACGGATGGAAAGATTCGGATCCATTCCAATACGGACTTTGTCCTTCCTCCAGCACAAATCCGTCCGGGGAAAGATAACGGTAATACCAATACGTCTCGATTCTCCGTTCATAAGTGATCAGATTCTCAGCCGCATATTTATCCGGATCCATGAATGTAACGGGAGCCCCGTCCGTATCTAGCATGGGGGATCCATCAGGATTACGTTTTATATTAAGTTCAAGACGGCTACGGTTTATTTCCTTAATGCTCTCTTTCTGATCATAAGGAACAAAATAAGGCTCACTCTCCAAGGGATCATTACAAAACCAGGCCTTCCGCCTCTCCTTCGTCCATAATTCAATAACACGGCATTTTCCGAACTCCGAAGGATAGTAGAAATCGGTAGATTCAATCTGTGACGTGCGTGTGTCACGGCTGAACTGCGAGGCGATATATTCATTATCAAGACAATGGTTATATATCTCCTTCAACTTTATATCATCAGAATCCGAATGTGAGAACAAAGCAAGCACCTCGGAGAAGTCAAGATCATGAAGGAGACCACAAAACCGTATGTCTGCAAGATTGAAATCAAGACTGTCGGGAAAGAATACAAAGTTCGGATTCACATAATCAGTGAACACGTCCAGTTTTCCACGACGATAAGCCCATGAAATTTTATATATAGGCAGACCGGATATAAGATATTCCTCAAAAGTACGCGCATCCAGTTCTGAACGCCTGTTGAGCTTCATGTTCTGCCGGAGTAAGGCTGACATAATGTCCGCATATTCCTTCTCCTCCGGATCAACAGCATTGCATACCGGCGCGGTATCGTTCATTCTGAACTGCCCTTGTACGACCCGTTTGATCTTACCCAATATGTTGGTCTGCAATGCAGGTATACCCTTCTCCTTAAGATATTGCTCCTTCGTTATATGCCGCCCGTTGTAAACAATCTGCCTCTCATACTGTTTTCCGTAGGCATACGATTTGCATTCGGCACGCATCTTTCTGAAAGGAGCAAGACGGCAATATGCATTATAGGCTACATGCAGCCATCTCTCGGCCCGCCGCTGTCCGTCGAATTTTCGATGCCCGTAAAGCAAGGAGTCAGATATTTGTTCGTTATCGCGCATGTTCATTATTCTTTTACGACAAAAATAGCTTAATAAGAACTGGACGAATGTATATAATGCAGTCAGCATTATATCAAAGCAGATACGGCAGATGAGATTATATTTGTACTATTAATCGTTTTTTATATGGAAAAGAAAACAATATGTGTGGATTTTGACGGAGTCATAGCACAATACGACGGATTTAAAGGTAATGACATCTTCGGTGATCCGATTGATGGTGTACAAAGTGCCATGGAAGTCCTAAAAAAGAAAGGATTCACAATCATCATTTTCACAACACGCACCGCCAGTTCCAAATTAAAGAAATACCTGAATGACAATCACATCACTTATGATTACATAAACGAAAACCCGGATCAGCCTAAAGGCAGCAATTCCGGAAAGCCCATAGCCGACATATATTTAGACGACCGTGCCATCTGCTTCAAGGGGAACTGGAAATACGCACTCGAATCCATCGCTTCCTTCATTCCATGGAACTCACAGAAGATAGATGAGAAGAAAGAATTTGAAAAAGCATTTGACAATTATAAGAAAATGACCAAAGAATATGCACTTTGCAACAGTTAAGACTTATGAAAACATCCATAAACAAACCGGAAATATTCAAATATGTCATTGCGCTTACAGCCCGGGCAGGAAAAGCCGGCGGTAATTATCCAGATATAGCAGCAACAGAAGACAATGAAGCTGTACTGGATCTTTATCTTACCGCCGCAGTAAATGAAGCGGAAGGCGAGCTTCGGCGCAAGATTAAAGACAGTAATGATATAAACATGACCTCTTCCGGGAATGAAATTATCATTGAATTCAAAAACTTCATACGCATGGATGAAGGTATCACGGACATGATACGCACGGCAATGAGATTGTATGCTTCACATTATCTTGCAGCCGCATGGCTGGAGCCTACAACGGATAAAGAACTTTGTGAAGGATACAGGACCAGTGCATCCGGATACTTGAAAAAAATAGCATCCGCCCTAAACCAACGATCAGAATTCATCGTACCAGAAGCCGACTACGAACAGCGCAATAACAATGACTATGAGTTGCAACAGAGCCAGTCCGGAAATGCTGACTACGAACAGCGCAATAGAGACAACCTTTATACAGGGATAGGTTGCACAGGTATGGATGTGCTTACAACAGAAAATCCATCCGGTCCAGATGTTATATTAAGAGACAGATATAATAATCCTTTAATATACAAGCCATGAGAGAAAGAGAAATTTGGATACGCCTGCTGAAAAAGCAGATAGTAAACGATGTAGCGGTGCAATGCAATCTGATAGGACGCTCATTACAAAAGAGCGAAGATACAGAAGAAACTGCATCAGAAGTAATGACACCTGATGATGAGGCCACAAAGCCGGTTGTGGCCCGAGCGATGACGGAGGCTTTCGGTGAGGTGAAACGTGTCTGTCAGCAATATCTGATAACAGGCCGGGACACAGACGACAACCGTCTTGAGAGAATCAACGAAATGAACCGAAGTACTGAAACGATATCATCTGGATCACTGGGAACTTACAGCCTTATACCCGGACAAAGTTACATCATCCGAGTTATTACAGACGTATCTGTAACGGTAAGCACATCAACAGACAAGGTACTTGGTCAAGTAACCGGTACCGGGCAGTTTGAGTATATCCCTTCATCAAACGAGAGGATAAAGATAGAAGGCAGTGACGGCAAAGCGGAGGTGACTTACTTTTTTGGTGACTTCGGCATGTATGAATTAAAGCTTTCCATGCCTGCAAGTTTCAATATCAGCATGACGGAAACCATCAAAAGTTGCGCACACCGTATGATGGTGGATTATGTAATGAGTGCTGTCCTTAATAACCAACTTCCGGAAAAGGCGAAAGAATACGCGAATTTCTTTACCGGTGACATAGAGGGTTTGCGTGATGCCTTACGTTCAAGAATAAAACTGATGGGCAGGAGACCCACGGAC